GTCTCGCCTAAGCTTTGTCAAAAGCAGTTTCATTTTCTCCAGTAATTCCCTTTGTTCCGAAAAACTAAGAAATCGTGCGTTCCACTCCCAGTTCCTGGCTTGGACTGGGGTTAGGCGCAGCTCCGTCTCCCGGTGACGGGAGAGGAACCAGATATAATCCGCTGCTTGGGGGGATTTTCGCTCCAGACAAGATTTTGGTGTATCCACCCTGATGAGTTCAGTTAAATATTGAATTGCACTGGGGTACAACGAAATGTCGTGAAACAAATCGAACATACCCGCGGCGGAGGTTGTCTCGACCTCTTCTCTCACCAGCCTTTCTTTCTTCTTTGTTAGGTAGGCCTCTGCGAGGCATCGAAGGACTTTTTCCTCGACAGGACCCTTTTTCTTTTTTATAAGCGACCGCCAGCTCTTTCCGTGAGGGACTGGCTTCTTTACCTTGCGTGGCCCAAAAGTGAACTGGGCCCACGTGTCAGTAACCCCCTTCCGCCGGCAGAAGGCCTTCATGGCTTTCGCCTTCTGAAGTTCGATCGCATTTTTTCGGACTCTGTCTACCTCCGAAGTCAGGATTTCCTTGGTTTCTTCATGGGTCATTTCGTAGCCCTCTGGGGCCGAAACAACCGGGAACAGATTCCATTGGTCATCCTGCGAGGCAGGAGGGCTCACTAACAGCGATTTCTTTATCTTCTTGTCTTTTCTCGCTGCGGCCTGGTACGAGAAGGGTAGCTTCCAGAGAAGCTTATCTTCCTGCTCAGCAAGTAGCTTTGCATTTGCGCGTACAACCCGTATGAAACCTTCCTTTGTCCTTGTGCCCTCGAATGCGACTCCGAGGACATCCTGAACATCAGGTGACATATACAGAGAATTTCCGTTTGTTTTCTTTTTCTTCTCCCACCCCGCCATGGAACGTTCGAACATGGTGGAATTAATCTCCGCATGGACTGCGGAGACCCCACTCTTGTCCTCATTGACGATAAGCCCTACTTCCCCGCCATTGCGTATGACGGCCTGTTTCAGGATATCGGATCCCACTTTGGGTTCTCTCAAGAGAAGATCATCGCCATTGATGAGACAACGATGCTGGACGAACTCAGCCCATCCAATTTTCTTTGTTTCCAATAGGTCCGCGAGCGAAAGGTCAACTACAGCCTTGTTAATCAGACAGAGCAGAGGGAAGCTCATCGCGCTTCCCATAGGCTGCCCTCTCTGAAAAACATCGTGCTCTACGCGATCAAATGTATCGGATCTGCCTGACTGGCGTTTTCCTAACTTTATCTCACATAAAACTCGTAAACACCTTTCCTCCTCGGACGAGAGATCTACTGAAAACTCAATCAAAGTTTCGATGGCGGCTATGGTGTAGGCAACTTTAATATTGTCAGTCGCACCTACATAGTCAAAACTTAAAAAGTCGCCAAGTCCATTCAATTGGGCCACTCGATCGACTGTCGGATCACCGACCAGTAGCCACCCTCTCTTTTCCATCAGTGAATACAACGCGCGATGCAGGGGAGCCAACACCTCGGTGTTATAACTCGAGTACAGAGTTACAACCCTCGGTTTCCCTGAGGAGAAGACAAGCTTAGCGTTGCACAGGTCCGAGAACGGCGCCTGCTGCCAGTTGCCTCCGTGTTTTACCGGAGTATCCAATGTGGCGGAGCCATTGGGGATAAAGGCCCCCTTTTTCATATTCCATCCTTTAGGTACTAATTGTCGTAGAGCCTTTCTGAAGCGATCGAGGTGCTGGGCATCTACTTTTGCTGGACGGGACATGGCTTCTTTCCATTCGCTGATTTTGCTACCGAACCGCGTTTTCCCACAGTTCTTGCAGCAGCCCTTCTCCACCTTTTGGGTGGTTTTCAGGCTCAGCTCCTCTAGAGTCGAGAGTTCTAGAGGGAAACAACCACGTACGGCGGAACGAAGATGACCGCACTCGATACGTGGGGGAAGAAGGCTGCTATCTCCTTCTAATCCGAGCTCCGTCTCGAAAAAACGGATCAGGGACTTCGCCTTTCCCA